TGTCAAACATTGGAATTGCAATCACCGCAAATGTTGCACCAATTGCACCTATAATCACCGCAACTCCCATTGTTGGATAATCGGGACCAGCTGTAATTGATACCAGTCCCGCAAGAGCCCCATTTAGGACTAGTGTAAGATCTACTTTTTTATAAAGAATTTGAGTTAATATTGCAGCAATTACTGCACCTGCACACGCAGCCATATTTGTATTGAGGATTACATTTGCGATTGCATTGATATCTTCCTTAGACCCCATTGCGAGTTGAGAACCCCCATTGAATCCAAACCAACCAAACCAGAGAACAAAAGTTCCCAAAGTAGCAAGTGGAAGATTTGATGGTGGAATCAGATTTAGTTTTCCGTCTTTTCCATATTTTCCATGTCTTGCACCCAACAGTAAAACTCCTGCAAGTGCAGCCCAACCACCGACTGAATGTACAATAGTCGAACCTGCGAAATCAGAGAACCCCATCTCTGATAACCAACCACCACCCCATGTCCAGGCCCCCTGAATTGGATAAATGATTGCAGTTAAAACTGTAACAAATGCCATAAATGGCCAGAACTTCATTCTTTCTGCAATCGTTCCAGATATGATTGAAGCTGCTGTTGCGACAAAAACTACTTGAAAAAAGAAATCAGCTGCACCTGAATGATCACCATCTACTATAGTACCATACATTAAAAAATAACCTATAGCATAAAATGATATACAGGCAATACTATAAAGGCAGATATTTTTTGTTAAAATAGCTACCGTGTTTTTTGTTCGACACATCCCCGATTCTAACATCGAGAATCCTGCGGCCATAAAGAAGACCAGTATTCCTGAAAATAAAAGAAGGAAGGTATTAAATATATAAGTCTCTGTTTCCATTATACTTCATCTGTAGTGAATGGAAGAACTCGTCCATAAGTTACTTCCATTCATTTTTTATAACAATCTCACCTTAGAGATTTCCCCTTACACCTTGGACGAAATAATCCATAGTGTCAAGTTGGAGACGTTTAATTTCTCCCGCATAAACCTTAGTACCATCTCGTTTTGTAAGGCCAGAAGAAAAGGGATGAAATCTATCATACTTATCGTCAAGCCAATCAAACTTAACTTTCTCAACAGCATTGACTACCTTGCCGGGGACATTGATACCCCAAGGCGATAAACCAACACAATTTTCTTTGAGTCCATAATTTCTACGGCGATTTGGTTCCCAAGTTCCAGCTGCGACTTCATCAACCAGTTCTTTGTAAACTCCGTGCCAATGGAAAACCATTCCTGTTAAATAACGATCTGGGCCATTACTACCCATATCAGCATCGTTGCCCATACTCCAAACTTCTTTACCATCTTTCTTCCACGCTTGTTGTGCAAGAATCACAACACTAGGTGAGTCAGTTGTAGTAAACAGAACATCATTATTATCTTCAAGTAACGCCTTAGCAGCATCCATATCTTTCGGCGGATTGAACCAACTGTTGATCCATATTACATTGACTTCGACATTTGGATTAACGGATCGAGCTCCCAAGGTCAATGCATTAATGTTACGAACAATTTCTGGAATTGGATGCGAACCAACTACCCCGATTTTATTCGTTTTTGTCATCATTCCTGCAGCTATACCAGTAAGGTATCTTGCCTGATAACTCATACATCCATAATTATCAAAGTTGGTATCATTACCCTTGAATCCTGTGGCGTGCATGAAAATTGTGTCAGGATATTTATGGGCTGCCCTCGCCATACCATCCATATAACCAAATGATGTTGCAAAAACAATATCATTTTTTCGTGCAAGTTTACCTAACAACTTTGCAGCTTCCGCCTCTGGAGCCATTTCGATTCCAGATACTTTATGACCATATTTTGTCAATGACTGAAAACCTTGATCGTGGCGCATTGACCATCCACCATCATTTTTAGGGCCCACTAAAAGGTATCCAACTTTTACTTGTTCTTTACCAACTAATGGGAAATTTGTTGCAATAAGGACTATGGCTCCTACAACTAGAGCGATGATCTTCTTCATATATCTCCTTCCGAGAATGTTAATATTATAATCACAAGTAGGAGAAGTCCCACTAGACTCCCCTCTACTCTAAACACAACAACCTATTACGGAGATTGTCATGTCTTTACTACCCCCATATCATTTGATGATATGGAGTTAAACAGGCGCATTCCACCAATGTTCATGAGGGAATTGGATCCAAATATCCTCTGAATCCTTAGCACATTCTTGGGCATAATAGTGCGGCTCAAAAGAACATTCGTTGTTCCACCAAAGAGAAGCGAAACGTACATCTAAGATTTCATGCTTCTGTTTTGAGTGCCTGTGCTGTCTAGTATATTCTTTTCTTTGTTTGATTTTGTCAGAAATTCTAGTAAAAGTTTTCCCTGAGTCACAAATATCATCTACTATGAGTACACGTTCATCACTTTTTCTGGGGTAATAATCTTCCCAAGCATCATCCTCTTCTGCGAAATCTCTCATAGAAGCTTTAATTGGCTTGAAGGGTTTCTGAAACCAGTGCGACAACATTACGCCTGGGATCAAACCACCCCGCGAAATACCAACAATTACTTGTGGGTTATAATTATCTAATACAAGTTCACGGGAGAGAACACTGACATCTCGTCTCATTTCCTCCCAACTATACCATATTTTTTTCCCCATATATTATCCTTCACTTATTATATTTAGGACATACTTTTTATCATCAAAATTTAGATATAAATCTTGAAATAGGTTGCACAAAAGGAAGAAGCATTATTGCCATTACTGTATTCACTCCTGTATGCACGACCGCAATTTGCTTCGTGATCCCAACAGGCCAACCGTCACTTACCAGTAGGCCTGCGATCCAAACCGTTCCAGTCGTGCCGACATTCGCTCCTAATATGGCTGCAATCGCAGAGGGCAGTGGCAATGCGCCGGAAGCAACAAGTCCTACTACAGCAGTTGTAGTCAATGATGATGATTGCCAAAGAATAGTAAGCACAATAGATCCTGCGAACATCCAATACGGATTTCCTAGAAACCATTGAAGATGATCAATATTGCCAAGGTTCTTCATGCCTCCAGCGAACATCTTGAGGCCTATGTAAAAAATGATCAAACCTCCGAGCACTTGTAATATGGGATTATACATTAACTCCTATTCTTCTATATCTATGAATAAAAAACGAATCTACACAATCTGAAAGTGGATTTGACTCTGGAAGACAGCCCAGTTCTTCGGCAAGCTTCACACCAGTCAAATCAACAAATGCAAGATACATATCAGTCTTGGATGCATTACCCATCCCTGTAGCTTGCTTCTTTATTTGTGTGGGGGTTGGTGTACAAGGCTGAATATTTGCCTTGTACAACTTGTGTTTGAGTAGTCCAGTATTCTCTCCAATATGGAATACTTTTCCTTTACCTGCAAATGCATATCCTTCAAGAATAACATCTGAGTCTAAAGGTATCTGGGCTAGAATCCAATTAGAAATATAATCAAATCTGGATTCATCTGAAGTCCAAGAACCAAAATAAGTACCTTCAATCTTATCATCCAAATAAGACTTAGCGAATTTCCTAATTGAAGTTAAATATCTAATTTTGCAACCAGTAAAAGTTCCATCTCCTATACAAATTGCAGGAGAGGACATACTATAATCAATTCCAATCTTCGTCTTCTTCATATTCTTCCAGTTCAATATTCTCACCACCGCAAAACGGACAATAAGATACATCGTATCTAGAAGTATTTAGATTATGTTTTAAAGTATAAGTTGCATTACATTCTTGGCATTCTATATCATATACTATCATGCGGCTATCGGTAAGTCAATAATTTCACATGAATTGCCTACACACGCAAATTCTTGTGATGCTACAGTATAATCCTTTTGTTCATAATCAGAAAGTTTAGACCAGTTTACTCTCTTGGGCATATTTTTCACCATTTCTTCATATTCCACTTTTGTACAATCTTGGTACGGAGCTTGTTTATAACTATGCTCGGTAAAGGGAAGAAAAGAAATTCCACTAATATCATCAAAATTATCATACACCCATGATGCAGTACTGACCCATTCATTTTCTTTGACGGAAATCGTAACAGAAGGCTTGTGTTCACACCAATTATCGGCATAAACCTTCCATAGATCTAATTGCTCCAATGCAGTCATATCTTGTCTGCAAATAGCACCATCAGGAGATTTTATTGGAAATGAAAATACCGTAGTATGGTTTGGTTTAGTAATATCTCGTTCAAAGGGAAACCCTTCCGCCTTCATGAACTTGGTAATAGGATCCTTATTATCACCTCTCACTGTCCTAATATAATAGGGGTTGTGCCTTGCATGAATACCTGATGCACTATCAACAAGTTGACTAACAGTACCAGATGGTTTAACACAAGTAATAGCAGAACTAGGATTAATTCCAAGTTTTTTAGCCCATTCTATATTAGTCTTAACTGCTTCATTTTTTAAATCTTGTAATCTTTTATTTAATCCTCCTGTTCGTCCATTAGTACTGGAGTTGTCCATGATTCCGGTGAGAGAAACCCCCAGAAGTCGTTCATCATCGCAATTTCGTTTCCATTCTCCTGTAAGGTATTTGAAATTAGTGAGGGTGGACTGAAATGTGCCAAGGATAGTTGCAAGTCGAACTTTCTTTTTGAGAGATTCAATAGTGTCCCGTCTTCTAACAACGCATTCTGTAAGGTTGCAGAACTCACGTGACCGTAGAATGATTTCAGAGCATGGATTTGTGCCAAAATCTGTCCTGGCTTCTCTCCGAATAATGTCCTTGCCATCTTTATCCTTTTCTAAATTTAATTTTTCTGTAGTTCTTTTAGCAGCCATGGTGTTATAAATTCCACGTTCTCCTGATTTAGAATCGTAGAGAGATAACCACTCTCGCATAAAAGTGCCAGTGTCAGGTTTTTCAGTATAACTAATTGAATTATTTGCAAGTGATCGTTGAACATTTTGTTCCCACCATTGACCAGATTTAGCGAATCTCATTTCTCTATCATTAAGATCACTAAGGGAAATAAGAGCACTCCTACGAACACCCCCAACCACAACGATTTCAGCGATTTTGCAAACAAGATCATGCGCCTCAATAGGCCTATGTTTTCTTCCTGCAGCATTCTTAAATATATTAATTGAAAAATTGAACAGATCTTCTAATGGGTCTGGGCCTGATGCCCGGCCACCAAAAGTTTTAAGGGGTGAGCCTGCTGGTCTTATTCTAGATAAATCCCATTTTGGTATTTGTCCCATCCACAACATACCTAGAAGTTCCTTGTAAGCTTTCGCCCAACCTAATTTGGAATCCCTAACTACAATTGTAGTTTCCGTCTCATAAAATTCTTCTGCAATTACTGGTAACTTATTAACATACTCTTCTTCAACAGAAAACCCTACCCCGGTCCCATTCATAAGTATGTATAAAATTTCATCAAATGATCTTGGAGAATCCACTTTAACATATGAACAATTATACCCAGCAACATTCTCTCGTTTCAGCGCCTCTCCTGCGGTCATCAGGCAACGCATACTAGGCATCACATCTAATTTGAGTACGGCCTCTTTAAGCTCTATATGAGTTTCCTCATCTAATGTATAATTAAAATTTTCCTGTAAATGTTCTTTAAAAAAATCAAAATATCTATTGATTGTTTCTTCCCATAATTCTCTACGATTTTTAGTGTAATCCCATCTTGCATATCTTGATAGGTGAATAAATGATTGGTACTCAGTTGGTAAATTCATGTTCTCTTCCATTTGTTAATTTCTAAATAAGCCTGCAATCTACTAAATGTATGATTATCAATAAACCCTTTCATATCGTGATGCCCTGCAAGTACCATATCGTTAATATCTTTGTGATCTAACTCACTGGGCCATACTACAACATTATAGCCCTTATCAACTGACTTATGCATTCTATCTACAGTGTGTTGATTCCTTGGTTCATTATCATAAATTACCGTAGTTGTGGTAGGTTCCAAATTGACTAAATTCAAATCGGCACCGGCAACTGCCAAACAGTTGTTTATAAAAAGAGAATCTAATGGACCTTCGACAACATACACATGAGAATCATAATCAATACGCTCAAGTCCATAGATTTTCTCGGTATCTTCTACTAATTTTAGGGTGATATATCTTGGTTCCTCTTTGCCGAAGGCTCTACCTTGGAAAGCGAACATTTTTCCGGACTTGTCAAAAAAGGGAATGACCAGTCGTGGATAATCTATATTTATACTCTTAAATTTATCAGGAAATATTGTCCTAGCCCACTCATAGAACTTGTCTGCAAGATATAATTTATCCCAATGTTTCGGTGGAATTTTCCTATTTTTTATATATGCAAAGGCTGGATGTTTCTTTATAGTATCAAAACTCTGAAGTTTCTTTAATGGATTATTAAATACTGGTGCCTCAAATTTGAAAGGAACCTTACTAGGAATTGGGGAATTCTTCTGGGTCTCATTGTTCTTATATTTCTCTACTAGATACTCCGAATGAAGCATGGGGTCTAGAGATTTGAGAAACGTATTAAACGTGTGGCCTGCACCACAATTGTGACATTTATAGAAGAATGAATTCTTCTTCTTGTAAATGTAACCTCTAGCTTTATCTTTTCTTTTGTGGGAATCTCCACATACTGGACATCGAAAATTCCAAAGATTATTTCTAACCTTTTTGAATCTTTCGACTCTTGATGTACATAAATTTATGTACTTTTGATCAACATAACTCATGATATAAAGGGTGTGTTACTGTAGCGCTCCAAATGTTTGGAGCGCTGTCATTGCAAAAGTAAGAGCAATTAGAATGCCCCCGGCTGTCCATTTCCACTTATCTAGACCACCTATTTCTTTACTATTCTCTTCTAGTTTACCATATAATTTTTCAAAAGTCAAGTTAATTTCCTGATTTATTTCTCGTTGCATAGTAGTCATCCTAGAATGGACTTCTTTAAAGTCTTCTCTGTTTTGATTAACATGGTCATCGAAACCATCTTGCATTTGTTTAACTTGGGTTTTAAGTACCTCAACATCTGACTCTACACTCATTTAGTTTGCTTCATGGCAAAGGATTGCATTGCCAGAAATCCTTGTAGATTTTTATTAATCATTTCTTTAAACTTAGACTGAT